GAAAACGGACAGATGGATTATAGTTCACTATTAACTTTGGGTGCATTTGCTTATTAATATGAAAACAAAAGACCAAATATTACTAGAGAATTTGTATGAATTAATTTATGAAGAAAAGGTTGTAAAGGAGAATCCACAAGAATTGATTGGAAAGAAAGTTCAAGTACATCCTGCAATTCAAGGTACACCAGAAAGTGATCCTGATCATTATATGGCATGGTCTATAAAGGAATTAGTTCCAGAAAACGGAAAGTTAAAATGGAAAGTTGTTCATAATGCAAGAACATTATTATTAAAAAATTGTAGTGCAGAAGTAAAACACAGTGATCTTTCAAAAGTTCAATTAAATCCAGCATATGGTAAAAAGAAGCCAAACTTACTTGTGGAAGGAATTGTTGAAGATGTTGAGTTTGACATGAGCAAAATTCCTAGTATATTATCAAGTGGTGATTGGAAATCTATCACATTAAATCCCCACAAACATCCAGAATATGTTTATAAAGACAAATTACCCGAATGGTGGAATACAGATGAAAGATTTCCACACGACAATCCAAAAATTCCCAATTTAGTTTCTGATAGATTAAAAGCATCGGAAGAAAGAAGAAAAGAAGGTTTTGAGTATAATGAGGTCAGCAAAAGAATTTCTCCAGATTTATCAAGATTTGAATGTGATCAAATACTATTAAAACAATATTTGAAACGTGGAGAAGATTACATGTGGATAAAAGGATTAAAATGAAAAACAAAGATCAAATATTACTGGAAAATCTTTATTTAGATATTCTAAATGAATCGGGTTCTTTGTATGCATGGATGAATCCATCAGGGGAAATAATTTCAAATAAAGGAGAGGGTCATTTTTCATCTGGTAAAAAAATTCTACAGGATAGATACAATATATCTACAAAAGATATGATGTTTGCAAATCAGGTATATGATTTGCTTTTTATAAAAGGTTGGATGAGGTTGACATATATAGGAAGCGAATTATATTGTCATAATAATAAAATGAAACCAAATCAAAAACAATTAAGAGAATTAAAAAATTTGGCTATAGAAAACAAAATGAGTGATATATATTTTGATGATGAGTACAGCGAAGATTATCATAGTATTTGGAGTTCTCAATAATTTAGAATAAATATATTAAATATTATCATGAAAAAAATAAAACTATTAATCGAAGAGATTTTGGACGCAACAGGAAAACCATATGCAGGAACAGTAGATTCCTCTAAAGAAAAACCAGATGCGGAAAGTGGATTTTGTTTACATCAACCACAGATAAAACAATTCGCTTTAGCAAATGATGTTAACATGGCTATTTTAATTTCATTTGTGTTTTTCACCATTCAAAAACAATGGACGGATGTAAAATATCATTTCGATGATTTTATAAGATGGGTTATAAATACCGACAAAAAATCACAAAACAGTCCAGCAACTACAAGTTGGTTATTTGGTAATGATGAATCTTTTAGTGGACTGATCAATAGGGTGGGAAAAAGATCAAACAATAATCAATATATAAGAGAGTTGTGGGTGGATAAAACTAGATTGTATGATGATGTTATGACTATCATAAAAGCTAAACCAATAAAAACACAAGAAGATATGTTGGAAGTATCTACACAAGTTTGGTATAGATTAATGAAATTATCTGGACTAGGACCAACAAAAGCAGCTTTTGTTGTACAACTTATGTTAGGACAATTGGGTTGTATTGATTCGATTAATTCTGTTGTTTATAAAACTTTAGCACCTAAAGAGTTATTTACTTTGGGTAAAGACGAAGAAGGTAACGACAAGTTATCAATGAAATCCGCAGCAAAGGATAAAAAGACAAAAGAATTAACAACTACTGGAAAAAATCCCGGAAAAGACGTTGCGCAGGGTTATTTAAATTTTTTAAAATCTTTGGAAGATGCTATGAAAATTCCAATTTCAAAAAACTTATGGGATGTTTGGTGTGATATTGTTGCATTAAAAATACAACATGCTGCCCCTAAAAATGAAAGACCCGACATAGGAGTTGTTTTACCAGATAGAACAATTCAATCAACAAAACCATATATATTATCAAAAAAGAACGAAGAAAAGATTAAGAGGTATAAAGATATGTTGGGAGTTCCTCAAGGGTTTGATGTTAGCAAAGATCATGAAGATATAGTAACTGGAGTTAGAAATAGAATCGGTGAATCCTTCAAAAATTTTTTTACAGAAGCATGTTGGAAAAATTACAAACAAGAAGGGATGAAGAAAAAAGGAAAAAGAATGGTTCCTAATTGTGTACCAAAAAAGAAAAAGAAAAAATGATTTGTTTTAAAAAATATTTTCTAGAAGCTATTTCTCTTTCTGTTGCTAAAGAAAAGAAAATGACCCGAAAAAAAAGCGGGGCATATATAAACAAACAGATAAATGATGTTTTTGGTAATAAGGATAGACTTATATATGATTTTGATTTAGATGTAGAAAAGGATTATTCAAATATTAAGACTGATCCAACAAGTACTTTTTATAAAATAAATGAATTATTAGAACAGTATAACTTTTATATTAAAAATATATCCGATTATATAAAAGGAATATGTTATAAACAAAATGATAAAAATGTATATAACATAGGAAAAATATTAAATAAATTTGGACAAGAGACGGAACTGATTACAAAAAAAGGTGGTAAAATAAAAACCACCGAAGAAGTGGAAATGTATAAATCAGATCCAATAAAAAACATAACATCAAACGAAATGGTTGTTGTAGTTTCTCGTCATCCATATGATATATATGGAGCATCTACTGATAGAAGTTGGACATCTTGTATGAATTTAGAAGGTGGTGAAATGAAGTGTGCATTAAGTGCGGATGTTTCTAAAGGTTCTATTATATTATATTTGGTTCCTAAATCTGAATTAAGACAAAACGGTAAGATAGCATTGAAAAAACCACTATCTAGAATTTTATTAAGACCAATGGTTAATAAAGAGCAAGAGTTGGCATATGCAGTTGGACCAAATAAATATGGCGCAAAAATAGAAAAATTTAAAACCTTTGCTACTGATTGGGCTACCGAAAACTTCAATTCAAAGGTTAAAAATAAAAAAGGATTTGTTTATTTAAAAGGTTTATATACAGGAGATTATTCTGAATATCCAAATTTAGATAGAACCCAAGAAGATTTGTTAAAGGATAGAAGATTGGAGTTTTTAGATAAAGCAAGAGAAGTAACTGATAAATTTAAAACTTTTCTAAGAAGAGCAACAATATCAGATAATTTTACAAGTTTATCATATAGTGCGCAGGTTAAAAACAATATATTAATTTTTAATTCAACAGTAAACATTAAAATACCAGTCGATGCTTTAGGTAATATATTTGAAGATAAATTATATTTCAATCGACTTAATAAAGAACAAATAAGAAAACAATTGGATAATAAAAATAGTGATATATCAAAATTTTTCAATGCTGTTTCAAATACTTCGGTTTTAACCGATAAATTAAATGAAATAGATATGACAGCAAATAAATTAATTTTAAGTTATTCTTCAGATAGTGAAAACGATAATGTTCATGATGAATTATTAAGAGAAATGTTTCCTATAATACAAATATATTATTATTTTTACGAAAGAAACAAACCAAAAACTTCTATATGAAATCTTTTAAACAATATATAAAGGAAATGGCTTATCCTGTAAGTTTTTCTTTTGATGAATTTAATAACATTAAATCATATAATGGTAAATTGAAATATGCAAATGAAAGATTGCAGAAAATATCTTCCGGTAGTGCCAGAGTTGTATATAAGGTTGATGATGAAAAGGTTTTAAAAATAGCCAAGAATAAAAAAGGAATAGGTCAAAATTCAATAGAATCGGATTGGGGATTGCAAAGAATGTCTGATATAGTTGCTAAAATATTTAATACAAACGAAGATCACTTTTGGGTTGAAATGGAATTGGCTAAAAAATTAACACCAAATAGATTTAAACAATTAACCGGAATAAGTTTAAATGAAGTTCAAGATATGCTTCGTGTAATGGAAACACTGAATAATAGTTCCAGAAGAAAATATTTAAAACCAGAACAATTAAAGCAATTACACGACGAATTTAGTCAGAAAGTAAATGACAATCAATTTTTAACATCACTCACGGATATGATTATGAATTTTGGAATGAAGTATCCTGGTGACTTCGGGAGGGTAAATTCCTATGGTGAAGTTCTTAGAGATGGTGTCCCAATCGTAGTATTAGTTGATTTTGGTCTTAGTGAGTCAGTTTGGGAAGACTTTTATAAGGTTAATTAATTTAATATCAAAAGGAAATAAGTATATATGATATTAAATTATGTCGCCTAAAAAAACAAATTGGAATAAAAGATTAAAGTCTGAAGAAAACCGAAAGAGAAGAAAAAAGGGAGAAGGATTTGTCACATCTTCTTTTTCTATTGAGGAGGTTTTGGATGAATCGGGAGAAGTTTTGGAAGACACTCTTATTAAGTTTTCTTTTGGTGGTATTTTGATTTATTTGAGTGTTGCAAATTCTTTAAAATTAAATAAACAATTAACCGACATTTTAAATTTAAAAAAATAAACTTGATTTTTTAAAAACATTATATTATAATTTTTTATATGAGCGCAGGAAAAGGCGATAAACCAAGACCATTAAATAAAAAAATTTTTAATAAAAACTTCGATGATATTCTTTGGAAAAAAGAAAACGATAAAAAAGAAGTGAAAAATAAAAACGGAAAAAAGATTTATTTGTACAAATAATATCTAAAACTTTCTAGTGAAAGAATATCATCTTGTAATTCTCTACTAGAATCTATTAATTTTTGTATATGTCCACTGTTTCTTAAACTTTTAAAAACAAGATTACCAATAGAATACTCCCCTTCTTCCTGTAGTCCATTTATTCTCATCTGTTTTATTTTTTTCCTTAAATTTTTTATAACATCCAAATCTATTTTATTTGTTGTGGAATCTTCTATTTCATATTGTAATCTGGAAACCAAAGTTAAAACATCATGATCTTGCATGGTTCTTTTGGGTTTTATTGGTTTTATATGCCACTCATCTTTTAATAAATCATAAATAGCTTTTCCCTTTAATTCTTCTTCTTTCGTTCTAATGTTTACCTCTACTTTATAACCTCTAATAAAAATATCATGTTCCTTGTTAAACAATTTACTTTTACTATCAAAATAATCAGAAACCGTGTCTAGGCAGTTTTCATCTAAAACATCTACTATTATATGCAAATCCAAATCACTCAAATTGTTCCAAACATATGATGCCAAAGAACCTGTTAAAAATATATTTTTTATTTCAATAGGAGTTTCTATATTTTTTAAAAAAATTTTGGCAACATTCAATAATTTTTCTTTTATTTGTTTATCTATTTTTCTACTGCTTTTCCATATATCAGAATTTAATTTGTTCATTTTTGTATGTACTAGGATAATTATATAAAATATTTACTATAATGAAATGAAATATATACTAATATTACTTTTTATATTTTTATTATCATTAATGTCTACTTTTTTCTTATGTTTGATAACCACATTTTCAATTTTTAATTTTTTGCTTTTAAATTATTTTTTATGTCTAACACTGGGAGTACTTGTATATAATTCAATTATGTATTTTTTCTTTAAAAAATTTAAAATAAAATGATATTCGATAAACTTGTTTTTAAAGAGGGTTCTAAATATTACATAGATACCAATAATTCTAACTCCGAATGTGATATATATGTTGGAGACAATATAAAATTTTCATATAACAATGAAAAATTTTTTGCAAAGGTAATAAACTCTATTGATAATGTTTATGAATTGTATATAATAGAAAAATATGGCACTAAGAATTGATAACCCAATACCAAAAGAAGAATTTCTATATTTAGTAGAAACAAAAGAAACGGATAAAGACGGAAAAAATCTTTTTGAAATAGCACAATATAGAAAAGAAAAATTTTGGTTTTTTGGTTGGGATAAACCAGAAGATTTAGAAAATTTTCTTTCTTGGAAAGAACTTGTTGTTGGGATTAAAGAATAATTTTTTGTAAGTATATGGGTAATGCCATACGCTTTAAAAAATGATGTTTCAGCTGTTCCGTTAAATTGTAACGTAGGTTACAACAATTCGTGGATTCATGTTGAAAACAATGCTGACAGAGAACTTTTTGCGCAAGCTTCTTATATAACTAATTTTGATGATATTAATATCAGTTTATCTGCTGGTAATTTAGATATAGGATCTGTTCATATACAAGATCCTGATAGTGGTTTACAAGCAGATGTAGTTCCTGTTGGAATTGGTTTGGGGGCATTGAGAGTTATAAGTCAAGATTTAGAATCTACAGAAGACGATGTAACCATTGGTGATAGATTGGGAAATTTCGCATCGGTATATGCGCCTTTAAGCGCACTTAAAGTATATGTTACAAATTCTATAAGTCCGTTACCATATTCTTACACAAAATGTGAAACTAGAATAAGTGGAAATCCATCATTTGTTCCAAATCAAATATTAATACATAATGATTCTAATGATCAGGTTAATGTAAATTTAACGTTAACCAGCGGAATGTCTTGCTCTATACCAATAGGAAAAAACACATCTTCAAATCATTCTTTATTATTAAACTTACAAGTGTTAAAGGTAAATGAATATAGTGGATGCACTATTAATTTTTTTGCTTAAAAAAATATAATTATTAATATTATGTTTAAATATATTGTAGGATTTTCTGCTTTTGTTGTCGCTGGTTGTGCTGCGTTCTTTTCAGTACAAGGTCTTGCCACTTTATATGCTGGTCAATTTATATCGGTTTGTATAATGGCTGGAGGTTTAGAATTTGGTAAATTAGTTGCTGCAAGTTACTTGCATCGTTATTGGAAAGAAACTAATTTTTTATTAAAAACATATTTGATAATTGCTGTAATATCTTTAATGACAATAACATCTCTTGGAATATTTGGTTTTTTAACATCAGCATATCAAGAAAGTCATGTGAAAATTGAAATGGTAGATTATAAAAAACAAATGCTGGAAACTAAAAAAACATCAATTACAGAACAAATCGATATAAACAAAAAAAGAATAGATGTTTTAAACGATATAAGAATCTCTCAAGAACAAAGAGTAAAAGAGGCGGGGAACTATAAATTACCAAGAGAACAAGCATATGCCGCAATAGAAAAAGCAAATTCGGAATTAAATGAATTACAAGAAAAAAATAAAAATTATTTTTTAGAAATAAACAACATAGAAACCGATTTGTTGGGACTAAAAGCAGAAGAATCTAAATCAACTGACATAGGAACTTTAAAATTCGTTTCTAATCTTTTCAATTTAGATATTCAAACAATAGTTAAATGGTTTACTATTATAATAGTTTTAGTTTTTGATCCACTAGCAGTGTCTTTAGTTCTTGCTTATAATAATATAGTGAATAGAAAAAACAAAAAAGAAGAAGAACCAACCGAAGAAAATAAAGAAGAGGAACCAAAACAAAAATTTAATTTGTTTAAAAGAAAAAGCATACCTCTTAATGTAAAGTATAAAGATAAATAATATATCTATGCGTTATTCTTCAAACAGATCTTATAGGGATACTATAAATGAAGAAGTTGAAAAGTTAATGCAAAAAATAGATAAAAAAACAAAAAATAAAAATTGGTTAGTTAGATTTTGGGAATGGTTAATTTGTATGTATAAAAAAATTGCGAAGAAGTTATAATTTCTTCGCAATTTTTTAAACATTTTTGTAAAAACTAACTTACTCTAATAGTTTTGTTCAAAGAACAAACTGTTGCTTTCTTATTATGAACAACAACTGTTTCCACCCCAGTTACATCTTCGGTGTAATTAACAATAGAAAAACCATTTTGCCAATTTGCACCAGAAACATAAGTAGGATTCAACTTACAAGCACAACCATTTTCATAGTTCTTAATAATTTGATCTGGTCTAGATCCAATACGAGGAATTCTTTGGCAAGTGGAACCAATTCGATGAGTATGATTAGTAATAGTTGATGCATAGCGTTTTTCGAATGTTCCTCTCGCAGAAAACCCTCCATTTTTTCTCACAACATCACCATGAAGAACAAACAAATCATCTGGAAGCTCAACGATAGATTCTTCGTCTTCGTTGGATTCAATCAATTTAATTCGTGACCAACTTTCATGCGGATGGAATACTTTCGAATATGAAAGATTGTTCGCAATAGTAGGAATACACAGGAGTTGTTTAATATCGTCACTAGAAGAGATATAACGCCACCAGCGACCTTCTACACCATTTCCAGAATGGTTTCCATTAGTTTCCAAAATTTCTGTTTGATATGGTTCTGTAATATCATGTAAAAGCTTTAAAAATTTATGATATGCCAAAATCTCATCGTTCAAAGTATGCGTATGACGAGGATCTTTTGAATAACGACTGATCGATAACATATCAACAGTATCACCATTTAGAATAACCTTCTGTGGTTTAAGCTCATCTACAACTTGTAGGAAAATATCTAGAGTATTCCAGCACTCTACACCAAAATGGGTGTCGCCAATAACAAGAGCTATTTTATTTGGTTCAAAATATGTTCTTGGTCTTGGTGGTGCTGGATATTGAACAGCTTTGATATTCATCAAAATTTCTTTTATTTTTTGTTCATCAAATTTCGAAAAATTAGAAATAAAGGGAAATGATTCCGGTTGTTCAGATTCTTGTTCGGTAATAATATCTACTCTATTATCATTCTCATCATAAGAAGATTCTTCTTCGATTATAGTAGTTTTTACTTTGGTTGTTCGCTTTCTACCAGTAATCCAATCGAAAACAGTTGACCTTGGTACACCTAAAATTTCTGAGATTTCGGTGTTAGATTTCCCCTTTTTGTGTAGGGACAATACTTGTTCTTGTTTTGTTTGTTTTGAGTTTGTATTAATGCTCATCTACTTCAGATTACTATATAAAAAAACAATGTCAAATACAATTTTTCAGAGGTAAATATTTTATAACAACAAATGATAAACTCGATGGATAAATTTAATGACTTTGAAACTAAACATAGAGCATTTATAAATTTAATATTAAAACCTCTTTTAACATTAATTGCATTTTTATCAATGGGTTACTATACCATGTGGTTATCTACAAACTATGTTCGACAAGATAAATTTAGCGCATATGTAGAAAAACAAATAGCATTCGATAAACAACAAGATGAATTATTGAAATCTAGATTTGAAATAACACAAACTAAATTAGAAACTATAATAAATCAACAAACAATTTTTAACGAACAACTTAAAACATTTAATATTTTGACCGCATCTTATCAAAAACAAATCGATTCACTAAATGATAGAGTGATATATTTGGAAAGAAAAAAATGAACAAAATGTCTCATCGTCAAGGTATAATAATAAGAGATACCAACAATGGAATAAAAGAGGGAGAGTTGATACAGATAGTATCGGAAGATAGAGAAAATTTTTTAATTAGAAGATGTTATGCTTCACCAGTAGAAAAAGTTTCTAAAAATTTTATAAGAATTGTATAAAAAGGAAATGTATAGAGTAAGTATAAATACATACTATGAAAAAAGATGATATTTTATTGAACGAAGCCTATAACAAAGTAATTGAACAACAATTAGATGAAGATTTAGGTTCTTTTTTTAAAACCGTAGGTGGTGATGTGGTTAGAGGATTGGGTGGTGCTGCTAAAAAAGCTGTAATTGGCGCACAAAAAGGATTTTCTAAAGCCAAACAAATGGGAATTGGTGCTGTCGCAGGAGCAAAGGGACAAGATCCTCGTTCATTACAATCATATAAAGATCAACAAATAAAACAATCAGAACTTTCAAAAAAAAGAAATGAAGTGGATAGTCAATATACCGGACAAAGATTGACACAATATTTAAATAGTATGTTAACTGGTGTCGTAAGAGACGTTAAAAATTTAGGATTAGGTATACAGGACACCGATGCATTAAAACAAGATTTGTTCAATACTTTTAAAAAGCATTTACAAAAATCTGGTACAATTCAAGCAGCAGGAACAGGATTGGTTCGTTCTGGAAGTAAGGGTGCAGTAAAATTAAATAAATAATAATATTGACAAAAAAACATAGTTGTAGTTAGAATACTACTATGTTTTCTAGATTAGAAGAAATTGCAAAGTCTCTAATAGACGAGAATTCTTTTAAAACAAGATGTCGTCATTTTTCTTTTATTTTATACAAAAGAAAAATAATATCTATTGGTATGAATTGTAAGAAAACACATCCAATAAATTTATTAAATCCAAAATTTTCTAAAGAAAATGGATCAAATGTTTCAGATCAAAAACAAATATGTTCTGAATTGAATTCTATTTTAAAATTGAAAAGAATGACGAATATAGATACAAATAAATGTATATTGGTAAATTTAAGATATGATAAAAATGGAAACTTGGCATTATCAAAACCTTGTTCTTCGTGTGAAAATTTATTAAAATACCATAATTTTAAAAAAAATAATATGGACTAATGATAATGGAGAATATGTTTCTCTGTAAAAAATATTTGACATTTTTAAAAAATGTTAGTAAATTTGTTTTATGAAACTTGCATCAATAGAAGTCATAAAAAATATAAAAGTTCACCCTAATGCTGATTCTTTAGAAATTGCAGAAGTTCTTGGTTGGCAAACAGTTGTGAAAAAAGGAATCCACAAAGAAGGGGATAAGGTTGTTTTTATTACAATTGATACTATTATTCCTCGTTGTGAATGGTCTGATTTTTTGGTAGATCAAAAGAATCCAGATAAGCCTATTAGATTAAAGAACATAAAACTACGTGGTGAGTATAGTTCAGGATTGGTTATTCCAATGATTGAATTTCCTTTACAATTTGAATCTCTAGATGTTGGTGATGATGTAACAGAAATACTCGGTATTCAAAAGTATGTAAAAGAAATTCCAGCTAATCTTTCGGGAGAAACATTAGGAGATTTTCCAACAAATATTATATCAAAAACAGATGAAGATAATGGATTGAATGATCCAAAATTAGTTGAAAAAGTTCTTAATCACGATTCTCATATCACAGTAACTCAAAAGCTGGATGGTAGCTCAATTACACTCATTGTTGAAAATGGAGAACTCACCCAAGTTTGTACTAGAAATCTTTCCAAGAAAGAAACCGAAAATAATACATTCTGGAAAGCGGCAAGAAAACTTACTATTCCTCAAGGCTGGACTGGTACAATCCAAGGAGAACTTTGCGGTAATGGAATCCAACGCAACCAGCTTAAATTAGAAGACGTTAAGATTTTTGTATTTCAAATTAGTCAAAATAAAAAATACATGACATATGAAGAGATGAAAGATTTTTGCGAAAATTCTTTACATTGCGATGTTGTTCCGCTAGTATGTAAGTTGAGTTTGGAAGATCAAATAAAACTTTGGATAAATCCTCTGCAAAAACTACAAGAATTAGCAGACAAACAAAAATATCCAAGTGGATTGGATGGGGAGGGATTAGTGATAAGACCATCATCTTATCCGAAAGGTTATTCTTCTCGCAGACCACTTGGATTCAAACTCATCAACAGAAACTATAAAGACTAATATGTACAAACTAGAAAGAAAAGAAAATGAAGGTATGTGGTATGAAGTAATGCTTTCTCCATTTAAAACAAGGGAAGAAATTAAAGTATATCATGCAAAGTACAGCAAATATTATCCTAATACAAAAACTATGTATAGAGTCACAAACCTCGAAACTGGAGGAATGAAAGTCATTCGATGAATCTTTACTCCGAATTAGCGGAGGTTGGAGATATTCAAAATGATATAAAAAATATGACTGATAATATATTGGATCTTTATCATAAAAATCCAAAAAAATGTAAAGAACTTTTAATAGAATTAAACGAAATAAATAAAGAATTAGATGATTTGGAAAAACAATTTGAATTATTATTAAATGATTAATCTTTTTGTTATTTAATAAGATAAGTAAATTAATATGAAAAGCAAAGATCAAATTTTACTGGAACAAGCATATTCAAAAATCTTAAAAGAAAATTTAGGAACTGGATATGAAATTCAAAAAGGATCATCTAATAGCGTTAGAACTATTGATGAAATTAATATCGGAGAAGACGTTTATTCCGTATCTTATGATGTTGACTTAACAAGAAGCGTAGAGCAACATGGAACATTTTACGATGATCCAAAAATAGATATTGTTGGAGTATGGAAATATGATCCAACAATAGATGATAATGTTCAAGTACCATTACAAGAACTAGATAAAGACATATTGAGTCAAATTCAATCAGCTATTTATGCAGATATTGAATCAGATATAGATAATGGTAGATATGATTTTAGTTCGGATGAACCCGATCATGAAGATATATAATTGTTGACATTTTTAGAAAATTGATATATAGTCTTTATTAGATAGTTGGTTCCCGATGAGCCAATGGGACTGAGAATACTCGGTTGAATACAAAATCGGAAATTGATATTTGACATTTTATTTTTAGTAGACCCGCCATGCCTCTCACTTGACATGAGTAGTTTCTAAAGTACACGGCAACTAGTAAGTTGATGCACACTTTGGCGGGTGTTCTTTTACCAAGCGCAGATGCCTTCGAAAGCTCTACCGCGATGAGCGACAATGCAATGTTTCCGGAAACAACATTTAACCCATAGGGAACTTCTTCGATTATTATGTATGCGTCCATAAGATACTTGGAGGACTAATGATTAGAATGAGAGGTCTTGGTAATGATTTTAAAAACTGGAATGTTGGTTTAGAAAACCATCATCTAAGGAGTGGGAGATTGGACGTGGAGAACTGGTAATTCGTATGGACACAATTCAAATAAGCCATACATCCTATTTATAGGTACGGAGATGACCGTGAATTGCGTTTCACAGGACGGAGAAATTCGTAACCCCTTTGGCTGTAAAAGGCACACCAGTTAATTTTGATAAGTCGGACGGGAATAGTGTGCTGTGCTGTTCTTAAAAAGCTCACCGTTGCAGACTGTCACCAGACTCGATTAGGCAGAGGGTAACAAGTAATCTTCGTCCAACGTGAGAAAAACACGGTAGCCAATGAAGAACTTTCTGGTAATGATCTTTGAAATTTATGGGGGTGTACTGGTTTCGATTTATAGTTGAAACCTAAAAGTGCATGTAGAGGATGATAGTTGGCCTCTTTAATAATCTATCAAAGAACTAAATGCAGACGATGATATGTCTGATCTTTTAGCCGAAGCTGAATACATCTTCAACAATGCTGACGAGTTCCTCGGTGGCGTTGAAGAAGAGTGTTACGCACTCGCCGCTTGAAGCCTAACGGTAATCCTCTAAATCCGTTTTGAATTGCAGAGGTTTTGACGATCTGTTAGAAATCATGTAAAATATATTACGGAGTTTGATGTAACTTTAAAACATAAAGGTTGGTTAATGTGCCAAGATACCTTATAAATCAAATACATTAAAGCATGTAGTATCTTTTAGAGGATATTATAAAGACAGGGGTTCGATTCCCCTCATCTCCACCATTTTAATATGAGTAGAAAAAATCAAGATAATATAAATTTTAGTTTTGTTAAAATTGAAAAATCACAAAATAAAAATTGTAAAATTAGAAATGACATTCTTAAAAAAATAAGAAATATAAAACAAAAACAAAATAAAAACTGGACTTTTGAAAATCATAAGTTATTATTAAATTTACAAAAACAAATAAATATTGGGTAGTTCGCATAGCGGCAATTGCAGAAGACTGTAAATTTTCCCTCTTCGGAGTTCGTTGGTTCGAGTCCAACACTGCCCACCATTTTATGCCTCGTTAGCTCAGTTGGTAGAGCGCGATATTTGTAATATCGATGTCATCCGTTCGATCCGGATACGAGGCTTCTCCATATGTCTCTATAGTGTAACGGTTAGCACAGTACCCTTTCACGGTATTAGTAGGGGTTCAAATCCCCTTAGAGATGCCAAATTTTGCGGAGTCGAACCAAACCCCTTTGGGCTACCAACCTAAAGGGGTTTATTTATTTAAAATAAAGATAAATATTTTATATGAAAAAGTTATTTTTATTTTGTTCTATTTTATTACTATTAAACAGCTGTACTGTTTATACTGAAAAACAATCCGAAGCATTATCTCGTTCTGTATATGCAACAAAAGATTCTTTGGATAATGCTCGTCTCGACTTGGCAGATTCTTATGCTAATGAATCAACAAGAATAGTAAAACCACCTAAACAAAGAATAGATATTAAACCAGTTTATAAAAAAAATATTGATAACATTTCAAGTCAAAGCAAAGTAAAACCAACAATTATAAACAAACAAAGAGTTTTAATAATACCCGAAAAATATAAAAACGATACGGTTGTTGTTGTAAGCTCCGAAGAATATCAACAACTCTTAAAAGATAAAGAAACATACGAACAAATAGAAAAAGATATTGCCAATATAACAGAAACAAAAATAGCAGTAGATCAGGAATTGATTCGTCAAATGGAATATAATGATAAAATGATTAGAGATTTGAATATAATGCAAAAAAAATTGATAGAAAAAGATCTTGCGATTTTACAAAGAAATATTGCAATAATATTTTTACTTGTTATAATGGGTGGAGCAACTTATCTAAGAATAAAAGGAATACTCTAATGGATGAAATTATAAAAAATTTATCAAAACTATATCCAGAATTTGAATTTAAATCAAATTTATATTCTAATGCAACCCAAAGACCAGTTGTTCAGATATATAATGTATTAAGTTGGCTGAATCAAAACCCAACAGAATTAGAAGAATTAACCGATCAACAATGGGATAATATAGAAGTAAATGAAGTTAATATTGGAAAGTTATGGGATTGTTTAATAATGAATAGTGGGGAAATTTCATTTGATGGTGATATAAATTTCGATGCTTCTTTAGACAAGTATAATAATTTTTAAAATACTTGCATAATTTTTTAAATCTGTTAAATTCAATATAGAATGAAAAAAGATGAAAATATTCTTTCACAGGAAATGATAGGCTATTGTGAAAGTGCAATAGAAGAATCCAGAAAATTGTGTGATGATATATTAGACAATTATAATGGAAAATCCGAACAAAAAGAAATTTTAAAAGAAATATCAAGAATGATAGAAATTGATAATTCAATCAAACAAAAAATAAGTCAATTATCTTTTTCTGATATTACTAATGATAATAGTATATTGGACGAAGTAGATGTTTTATTAAAACAAAAATTTAATATTTTAGATACTATACTATATACAGATGAAAAAGAATTGGTTTGATATTTTTTGTTGGGTTGCTATAATAATAGCAACTATGTATTCCACTTTATATGGAACATATAAAATATTAGAAGTTTTAATAAAATGAAAACACTAAAAGAAAAAATTATAGATATAATAGGCGAAGATGAAAATTTTTTATTAGCAGATGGATTTGATGATGCATTTGTAGGTATTGGTAGACAATTCGGTAGACCTATTGCTGTATATGATAGATTTGAATGTATAGAACTATTGATAAAAGATGGAATGTCCGAAGAAGAAGCGGAAGAATATTTTCAATTCAATGTAGAAGGTACATGGGTTGGGGAAAATACTCCTATATTTTTAAAAAAAATATTGTGATATATTTTATATCATTTATTTTATTTTTATTAGCAAATATTATATTTGTTTTAATTTCTTATAATGATGCTATAAGATTACATGAATACAAAGGTTACGCTTTTGGTTATATGGCATCTATTCTTTCAATGTCTGGATGGTATCTTTTAATTAAAAATTCAAATTATAATAGTATATATTTTATAGATTTAATTTGGGAGGTATCTGCTACTTTATTTGGAGTGTTTATACCTTTTATATTTTTCAATATCAATTTTAATATAATCACGATTATTGGTATATTTTTATCTATAATCGGTCTTGTGGTAATAAAATTAAGCGAATTTTATAAATAATTAATATATGAAATTTGATTTTTTGGTTGAAAAATTATTAAACAAAAAAACTTTTGTTATTATATCCGGCATTCATGGTGATGAACCAGCAGGAAATAAAGCCGCTGAATTTTTTAAAAACCAAAAAAATGTTTATGTTATTTCTAATATAAATAAAACAAAAAAAAGAAAATTAGATGGTAAAGATTTAAATCGTCATTTTGATACTAATGATGATAATGATTTACAAGATAAAATACTTTTAAAGATAGAAGAATTAAATCCATCAGTTGTAATATCCTTACATGAAGATGATGAGGTTGATGGTGTATATGCTTATTGCTCTCCTGATTTAGAGTCTAAAGTGTCATCTTGTTTGAGTGATATAGAGTTAACTATAGCTAATTCCGCGCATGGAGATAAAACAAAAAATGGTGTTATAGTAAATGGTAAACAACCATATGAAGGAACATTAGAAAGAGCTTTAAGAAGAAGAAATATTTCCTATTGTACAATAGAAACACCATCGAAAGAAGAAAATTTTGAAAAAAGAGTTGACTGTTTGAAAAATATAGTACATAATCTAATTAAAGATTATGAAAAAGAAAAATAAACCATCTAAAAAAGTGTCTATAGAGTTTGATGAAAGACATCTCGGTACTCTCGCAACAGCATTAGAAGTTTATTCTCGTCTTCGTTCTGGACAGATTAAATTTGCTATGGATGCTGCATATTGGGATAAGGATTTAACATATGAGGATGGCGAAGTTTTAGAGAGCATGGTAAGAACTATTGTTTTTTATAAAGAAAAAGAATTGATGGAACACAGAAATGCTTACTATGGTGTTGGTTGCGAGAAAATGAAAGATGGCACTGTAGCATGGGAGATTAAAAAGACCATTGATCAATATCTACACTATCAAAGGAATGATGGTTATAGAAGTATTTGTAATGTTTCTGGTGATGGGGCTTTTCAAATTTCTGATGTTCCTATTCCAAAAATCATAGAACCTTCTCGTATGCTGTCGGAATTTGCTTATTGGAAACCGCAAAAAGAATTCAGAATTCCACAAAGATATCAAGATCGGGTGGATAAAGCAATGAAGAATAAAGACTTTACTTTGGTTTGGGAACTAGTAGACAAAGCATTTAAGAATAGTTTACCGAAAGGCTCTAGTTCTAGCGTACAAGAAGTTGCTGGAACATATTATGTAATTGTTAAAGAACCATATAAAAACGACTGATGAAATTTATTGATAGACACAATGTTTTAATTTTAAATAAACACTGGATACCGATTAATACTACTACGGCTAGACATTCTTTTTCTTTAATGTATTCTGATCATGCAAAAGGAATAATGATAGAAGAAGATAAAGTTGTTCCGCTAGAGTGGCACGAATGGGTTTGTTTAAAGGTCAATGATAATGATAGAAAAGTAAAAACCGTAAGGGGATTTATTAAAATTCCAACGGTTATTGTTTTAAATCATTATGATAAAATTCCAAGACAAACCGTAAAGTTTACACAAAAAAATTTATGGGAAAGAGATAATTTTACATGTCAATATACTGGTAAAAAAATAACCAAACTCACAGGTAATATAGACCATATTATTCCTAAATCACAAGGAGGAAAAACAACATGGGAAAATTGTGTATTGGCGCATAAAGAAATAAACGCCAGAAAAGCAGATAAAACACCAGAACAAGCAGGTTTGAAATTAATAAAAAAACCATCTGCGCCTAGATTCATGCCAGTTTCCTTCTATATTAGAAACAAAGACGAAATAGAAGATTGGGATTTATTTTTAAATACAATTTAATTATGAAAAATATTATTGAAGAAATTACACAACTAACAGAAGATTGGTACTTCTTAATAGGAAAAGATCACCATAAAGATCGTGATTGTCATTGGTACATAGAAACAAAATGGAGCTATGGACATCCTCCCATCTACACCGTTCAACATCATGGTTATATTCTTGACAGAATCGAAGAAGAATTTGCTTCATATGAAAAAGCATTGACCGTTTTAAGAGATATCTTAAAAGAAAAAATAGAAGAAGAAAAACAATCTCAAAAAGAAAACGAAGAAGATGAATGGTAATATGAAAACACTAAACAAAAACAAACCTTTATTATTTTTAGGAGATCATCATGGCGCATGGAATTTTGTTTTTGATATTATAATATCAAAAAAAATAGAAAATTGTTATATTATTTGCGTTGGAGATGGTGGAGAGGGCTTTATTCATAAAGACAAACAACTAAGACAATTTGAAAATTTAAATAATCTTTTTAAAAAATACAATATAGAATATTTGAGCATACGCGGAAATCATTCTAATCCTGTTTATTTTCAAGGACTTAACAGAGTTTCTTTAAGTAATTTTGAATTGATTGAAGATTATACCGTGATGAATTATGGAAATAAAACAATTCAATTTATTGGTGGTGCTGTTTCTATCGATAGAACATCTCGTAAAGAAGGTGTTTCATATTGGGAAGATGAAGTCGTTAAATTGAATAGAGACAAATGCAAAGAAGTTGATATTCTTGTAACCCATACTGCTCCATCTTGGTGTTTTCCCCAACAGTTTAATGAAATGGTTTATGGTTGGGCATTGGAGGACGCATATCTTATAGGAGATCTTAGTAACGAAAGAGCAATAATGGACGAGATTTTTAAACTATGCAAACCAAAACTTCATCTTTATGGTCACTTTCATAGTTCTTGGACAGAAGAAATCAACGGATGCAAACATAAATTGTTAGATATTAACGAGATTTGGGGAAACACATATGTTTAATATAAAAAGAATAAGTAATATTATGACAGATGCATTATCGGCAACAGAATCTTTTTTTTATAATTCCTTAGTATATAAGGAATTTATAGAAGAAAAAGAAGAAATTCTAAAACATAAATGGTTGGAGAGTGAAAAGAAAGGCTATGATATTGGTTATAGTGCCGCTCTAATTGACTGGATTTTAAAGTATAGAAATGGTTGGAGAAAACACAGAAAGATTTATAATGAAGACTAAAACAAAACACATTTTAGCTTTTATTTCATTTGCGGTTGTTACTATTTTATATTTTTGGTTGATGTTTCCTAAAAAATAGTGTAGTATTATAAAAATGAAAGTTAGTCTTCCTATAGAAGAGGGGTATTTTAATATTATTCCAAATACATTTTGCGGTCTGGATTGTTATTTGATAACTCCGGAAATGGATGCTAAATGGAATAGTAATAATTTATTTTATCGTTCTCTTATTACAGATAAAGAAGGAAACGTTTTGTCTTCTGGTTGGCCCAAGTTTTTTAACTATGAAGAAAAACCAGATTGCTATCCTGACCCTAAAAACTTTAATGATTTGAAATATGAGGAAAAAAAAGACGGTTCCCTTTTAATTGCTGATTATATAAATGGTCAATTCTCTATGAGAACCAGAGGAACCTTTTCTTATATTACTTTACCAAATGCAAGTGACTTTGAATTACTTCCTGAAAAGTATCCAAAAGTAGTAGAATTTTTAAGAGAAAATTCTCATATTACTCTTTTATTTGAAATTGTTACACCAAACAATGTTATAGTTATTAGACCAAAAGAAATCGAATTTTATCTTCTCGGTGCAATAAACAAGAATGATTTAAGTGTAGTCCCTTCTTTCGAATTAACTGAAATTTGGAGAAAGATCGGACCTATTCCTACACCCAAAACTTATAGCTTTAATGATGTAAGAGACTTACAAAAAATATACGAACATATTAAAAAATGGAAAGGAGAAGAGGGAGTAGTAATTTCATATAATAACGGACAAAACAGAATAAAATTGAAATCGGATTGGTACAGATGGATTCACTCTATAAAATCTGAATTAAATTCTATCAATAATATAATCGAGTTTTATATCGAAAAGAAAATGCCTTCTTCAGAAGACTTTTATAAAATAATTGAAACGGAATTTGATTATGAAATTGCTATTCAATTAAAAGATGAAATAGAAAAAATTTGCGATGCAGGAGAAAAAGC